GCACGGAACTGCTTGAAGGGTTCGACAAGTTCGGCGTCACCAAAGAGATCATCGAAGGGCGCCTGAACAAGAAGTTCGACGCCGCGACGCCGACGCAGCTACTCAAGCTGCAGCGCGGTCTGACGGCACTCCGCGATGGCGTGACGACGGCCGAAGAGGCGTTCCCGGAGCTCGCCGCGAAGAAGGCGGAAGCGACGGCCAGCACCGGCACGGCGGGGCTCAAGGAGCGGATTTCGAAGAAGGCGGAGGCGCCGAAGGGTGAGGCGACGCGCGAGCCGGGGGAGGACTGATCCATGGGACGCGAAGTGCGACGGGTACCTGAAGGATGGCAGCATCCGAAGAACGATCGTGGGTCGTACATCCCGCTCCTCGGACACAGCTTCTCGGAGAGGCACGCCGAATGGCTCGCCGAGAAGGAGCAGTGGGACGCAGGGTTGGTTCGCGACTACGGCGTGCGCGACGGTATCGCGTGGAAGGCAAAAGACCCGACGTATACCGGGACGTTTGAGGACTGGCATGGCCGGGAGCCGAAGGCCGAGTGGTACATGCCGGACTGGCCCGAGAGCGAGCGGACGCACGTCCAGATGTACGAAGACGTCAGCGAGGGCACGCCGATTTCTCCGGTCATGGCGTCCCCGGAGGAACTGGCGCGATGGCTGGCAGACAACAACGCGTCGGCATTCGCCGGGCAAGGCGCCTCGTACGAATCGTGGCTGCGGGTGTGTCAGGGCGGTTGGGCGCCATCGATGGTGATCACGCCGGAGACCGGCGCCGTTTCAGGTGTCGAGTTTCTGGGGCGAACCCAACCCGTCGATGGCTAACCGCGGCCTCATCGCCCGCACCCATCTGCCCGCGTTCCGTGCCTGGCTGGCGGAACGCGGATGGGTGGAGCAGCCGAAGAAGGGCGGATACGAAGTCGCGCGGTTCACGCACCCGACCGAAAAGCCGCTCATCCTCTTCGCGCGCGAGACGGCCACGGTGCACGTGACGGTGCAGGAGAAGGATTGGCGCCTCGTGCGCGCATTCATTCGGGACTATCACGAGAGGAAGGCTGCCACATGAGCAACGCGCTGCGGGTCGGCCAGACGTTCATGCACTGGCGGGACATTCCTGAGCACACACCGCCGTGCGTGTATGTGCTGGTCGATCCGCGCGAGCCGAACCGGCCGCGATATCTCGGCTCGACGATTCAACCGCGCGAGCGACTCAAGAAGCACGCGCGTCGGCACGCGACGAACAACGATATGCAGGCGTGGCGTGACGCGATGCTGGCCGATGGCATAGCACCGGCCATGCGCATCGTTCGAGTGTGCGAGACGGAACGAGAATGTCGAAGCGCTGAGTGGAAGATCGCGGCGCGGTGGAAGCGGCGCGGGGTCCGGTTTTACTGCATCCACGTCCCGCCCCCGGACGACACCTGCCTGTATTACGCCACCTTCGGATGGGCTGGGGCGCTCGCTGAAGTCAAAGCCCGGAGACAGACCGCATGACCGCCGACGAACTGCGCGCCCGCGCCGAAGCGCACCAGGTCTACCTCGACCGCAACACGAAGTTCTTCACCGTGAAGGACCTCGCGGCGCGGTGGGGTTGCTCGGGCAACACCGTGCGCGCGATCCCGACCACGCTCCTGCCGTACATGAACATCGGCACGGGGCTGCAGCGGGAAAGCCGCCGGTACCACCCGGATGACGTGTACGGGTATGAGGCTGAACACCTCCGCCGGAAGGCTAGCTAATGCTGCGCCAGCATCCCGAGCGGAAGACGTACAGCGCCGATATCAAGCACCGGACGTTCGGGCGCGTGCACCTTGCCCTGCGCACGAAGGTGAAGAGCATCGCCACCACGCGCCACGCGGCGCTGCAGCTGCTGCTCGACTCCGGCGAACCGGTGCGCGACATCGTGCAGGCGCTGCGGGCGGAAAAGATCACGATTGAGGCCGTCGCCGAGTGCGTCCGGGCGCAACGACCCTTCGATGTGCTGCGGCCGTCCACGTGGCCGACGCTGCAGGCGGCCGTGGATATGCTGACGGATGCGCAGTACGCCAAGGAGGACGGGGCCGAGAACACGGCCCGCAGCTCCGAGGTGGCCCTCAAGCACGCCACCGAGTACTTCGGGGCCGACACGCCCATCGAGTCGATCACGTTCGAGCAGGTGACCGCCTACAAGGAGTATCTGCGCGGCAAGGAGCTGCACTCGAACACGGTCAAGCTCTACCTGATCAAGTTCGGGGCGCTGTTCACGTACCTGCAGAAGCGCGAGACGAAGCGTGCCGCCCAACAGCGGCGCGTGCCGGCGGTGCTGTTCTCGCCGCTGGACCGGGAAGACCACGTGCCGGCCGACGTGAAGACCCGGAAGCGGTTCCTGTCGGAAGGGGAAGCCGAGCGGCTGCTCGCAGTCGCCCCGGCGGATTTCAAGGCCGCTGTGGCGCTCGGGCTCTTCGCTGGGCTCCGGGTTGGTGAGGTGGGCATGCTCCGCACCGGTATCGACGTGGACATGGAGAACGGCGTGATCTTCGTGCAGGCCCGCGACGGCTGGAAGCCGAAGTACGGGAAGAACCGCGAGATCCCGATTTCGTCCGCGCTCGAGCCGTACCTCGAAGCGCACCTAGCGCGCCGTGGCGGCCACGGCGGCTACCTGTTCCCGGGCCGTGGTGAGGGCGCCGCGACCGGCCGCTCGAACCTATTCCTGACGTTCCGGCGCGTGGTTGACGATGCCGAACTGAGCCGGAACCGGAAGGACCCGGAGGCGGTGTCGTTCCACACCCTCCGGCACACGTTCGCGAGCTGGCTGGTGATGGCCGGGGCGGACCTGTTCACGGTGGCCCGGCTGATGGGGCACACGACCACGACGCAGATCGAAGCGACCTACGCCCATCTCTCGCCGGGGCACAAGCTGGCGACGGTGGAGATGCTCAGCGCGAAATGGGCAAACCGCCCGACCAGCACGAAGGCTGACCGGGCGGACGCAGACCAAGACACCAGAGGAGACACACAGAATGCATAATTCTATGCGCTACGCCCTTGGGCTCACATTACCAGCGATAGTGAAAGCTGGTGTGCAGCCTTCTAATAGAGGCTTTGCAGCGCAGCCGTCAGAGGGGAGCGGCACGGCAGGCACCCCGAAGTTCGGCCGGATTTTCGCCGTCCGACAGGCACCGCACACCACCAGGGACACCACGGCGCCGGCCCCCTTCCGAGGGCTCGCCGCATGAACCTCCTCGCCATCAAAGCCCGCAACTGGCTCGGCCTCGAAGCCGTCGAAATCCAGCCGCACGGCCCGGTCACCGAGATCAGCGGCGCGAACGGCGCCGGCAAGTCGGCGACGCTGTCGGCATTCGTCTGCGCCCTGACCGGCAAGGAATCGATTCCGGCGGACCCGGTGCGGCATGGCGCCGACGAGGCGGAAATCGACGTGACGTTCGACGAACTCCGCATCCGTCTGGTCGTTCAGCCCGATCGTAGCACGAAGCTGGTCGTCACCAACGCCGAAGGCTTCACGGCCTCGAAGCCGCAGCAGCTGCTGAACGGCCTGTATTCCAAGCTCATCGACCCGGTCGAGTTCAGCCGCATGAAGCCGGCCGAGCAGCGGCAGCTGGTCGCCGAGATGCGCGGGTTGTCGGGCATGCTCGACGAGCTGGCCCGGGCGGACCAGGCCGACCGCGACGCGCGGCGGGATGTGAACCGCGACCTCAAGGCGGCGACGGCGCGGCTGGATGCCATGCCCGAAGTGGCGGCCGTGGAGCCGGTCGACGTGTCGGCGACGCTGGCGGAGATCCGGGCGGCGCGGGAGCAGAATACGAAGGTCGCCGCAGAGCACACCCGGCGCGACGGCGAGCTGGCGGCCGCGGCCCGGTGGCGTGGGAAGGCGCAGGCCTGCCGCGACGAAGCGCAGCGCCTGCTCGACGAAGCGGCGAAGTGGGACGCCGACGCGGCCGAGCTCGAAGAGACGATCGCGGGCATGGCGAACGTGCCCGACACGATCGACCTCGACGAATTGGAAGAGCGCCTCGAGCAGGCCGAAGCGATCAACGCGCAGGCCCGTGCCTACGCCGACCGCGCCGTACTCGCCGAAGAAGTCGCCGGACTCACCTACCAGTCCAACGCCTTCACGCACGCTCTTGAACAGCGCGAAGCCGAACGCCGCGCCGTGATCGAAGCCGCCGACCTGCCGATCGAAGGGCTCGGCTTCGGCGACGATTGCCTCACGTACGAGGGCGTGCGCCTCGACCAAGCATCGACGGCCGAATTGATCCGCGTGTGCACCGCGATCGCCATGGCGATGAGCCCGAAGATCCGAGTGCTGCTGGTGAAGGACTGGTCGCTGCTGGACAGCAAGAGCCGCGCGATGGTCACGGAGATGGCGCAGGCTAAGGGCTACATGATCTTGGCGGAATTGGTCGACGAGTCGGGCGACGTCGGCTTCTACATCGAAGATGGGCGCGTCGCCGCCGTGAACGGCGTGCCGGTGGAGGTGGCGCATGTCTGACACCGAGAAGCTCGCGCCCGAGCGCGAGACCGCCCCGCGTCGGTACATCGTCGTCGTGACCGAGCACGCCGAGTGCGTCGTGCACAGCCAGAATTGGATGGAAACCCACAAGGGCGAGGACGGCCGTGCGGTGATGGGCTACCGCACGATCGCCGAGCGTGGCAAGCGGGAGCGCGAAGTGTTCCGCGGCGAGAACACCGCCCGCCCGCGCGTGCTCGTGCCGGACGAGGACGGCTATCTCCGCCTCGACCGCCACACGCTGCACGCGCAGATCCTCCTGAATCTGTCGCAGGACCGCACCGCGCCGAGCAAGGCGATTGCCCTGGCGGAGCGACTGTACCCGGCGAGCTACCCGACGGTGATGAACGCGCTGCGCGACCTCTGTCACCGTGGATTCGCCGAGAAGGTCGGTCACGGCCGTTATGTCGCGCGGTGGGGCCATGTGCCGGGAGCGGACGCATGAAACTCACCCCCGAAGGTCTCGCCACCGCGCTGGCCGCGCTCCTCGTGATCGTGGTGTTCATGGCCGTGCACGCGAAGCAGCAGCGGCGGGCCCGCATTCTCGCGAAGTACCGGCGCGGGGAGCGCGACCCTGAAGTGCAGCAGCACGTCGACATGATCATCGAACGTTGCAATGTCGGTGCCGGGAGGTCGCATGGCTGAGCGCCTGAACCCCTACACGGCCCTGCAGCGCGAGGTGCAGCAGTTCATCGCAAACCTCTGGCACCGCAGAAAGACCGCGCTGTTCTCGTTCACCGTCTCCGAATGGGCGCGGGGCGAGATGGACGCGGCCGAAAAGCTCGGGTACTCGCTCGTGCTGACGCGCACCGGTTCCGAGATCACCGTACACGCCGTGAAGAAGATCACCGCGTACGACGTGCCGTATCAGGCGCGTCCCAACCACATCGAGGGCGCCCTGTGATGCAGAACAACCAACACTCCGGCGCCGGCTGCGCCCTCTCCGCCGTTCTCGGCCTGCTGTGCTGGGCCGCCTTCTTCACGCTCATCCGGATGGTGCGACATGGGTGAATCCTCAACCCTGCGGCTCCACGCCGAACGCGAACTCGACGCCATCGGCGAAACGGGCGCGATGCGCGACCATCTCCTGCGCATGGTCGATGCCTTCGCGGCCGAAGGACACAGCGGCTTCAGTGCGGCGCACGCCGCGAACGCGCTGAACAAGCTGTTTCGCTTCGAGCCGCTTGCGCCGCTGTCCGGCGACGACAGCGAGTGGATGGAAGTAAGCGACGACCTGTGGCAGAACACCCGTTGCTCGCATGTGTTCAAGAACTCCGGCGGCGCCTATGACATTCAGGGTCGCGTGTTCCGCGAGCCGAACGGTGTGTGCTTCACGAACTGTGAGTCATCGACGCCGGTCACGTTCCCGTACACGCCGACCACCGAGTACATCGACGTCGCAGAAGGTGGCGAACCGTTGGAATCCCCGCCCCGCCCCGAGCCGGTGGCGTGGGCGCTGTGTGACGACGGCGGCGTGTTTGATGTGGAGCCGGACGAAGCCACCGCGAAAGAATGGGTGCGGGGCGGCGCTGACTGCGGGCTGGTGCGCTGGTTGCGCCCGCTGGTGTTCGGTGACGTTGCTCGCCCGAGCGCGGCGGCGGGGGCGGAGGTGGTGGAGTTGGACGAGTGGCGCGTGGTGGATTCGGCGGGAGGCACATACGGCCTGTGGTATAACAAGGATAGAGCGCAACACGATGCGTGCCGCTTCGACGCACGGATGCCCAACACCGCCCCGCACCGCGTCATGCGCGTGTGTCTCAAGGAGGTGGAGTGATGCGTACCGTGTCGAAGCACACCGTCACTGCGGTATGTGTCGCGGCCGACGTTCAGGATTTCGATTACGTGGAGACGATCCTGAACGCTTACGTCAACCTCACCGCCGCGCCCGTGCCGCCCGTGGTGACGGAGGCGATGGCAAAAGCGGCGCTGTTCGCGTGGGCTCGTGAGGTCAACCGCAACAACGCAACGGCGATGGAGGCGATGACACGCGCCATTACCGCCGCCCTTCAACCCGCCGCGAGCGAGGTGCGGGGATGAGCAAGCTGCGCACTGGAACACTGGGACTTCTGGTGTTCATGCCGATGGATGGCGAGACGCTCGACTATGCGTTTGCGCTATCGTGGTTGGACTATCCGCCGAGCGCGTCGTGGGGAGCGCCATACGTATACGACCTGAACCTCGGCGACAGCGAAGCAAAGGGCCTTCCGTCGTTGCCGGACGCGCCGGGATTGTGGCTGCTCCGGTGGGACTGGCGCGAGACGCGGGACGAAGACGAGTGGGAGGACTGCTCCTACGCCGACGTGTGTACGTGGTCACGCCCGACGATGGACGATATCGAGCGACTGACGATCAACCATCCATCGTTCCACGCGCTGCGCCCCGAGGATAGTCACCAGTCAGTACCTAGTGACCAAACCGCCCCCGTGCCGACCGTGGTGACGGAGGCGATCACGCATTTCGTGATCCCCGCTCAGCCGGGCCTTGATCCCGTGCGCGTCATCCTGATCGACCACGAACCGAAGAAAGGGACGGTCATCATCGAGTGCTACGGCGAAGCGTGGTCCTGCCCGTTCGGCGGGATGGGCAAAGAAACGACCCTGCACTTCGTCGCATCGCTGGATCGGCACTACCTCGGCGGCAAGATGGGCACCGGCAACGCGAAGTACCGAGAGCGCATTGCCAACGCCGTGATCCTCGCGTGCCGCGAACGCCTCACCGCCGCGAGCGAACCTGTAAGCGCCGCTTACACGTTGTCGGGTCCGGCGGCAGTCGCTGGCATCTGCACGAAATGTGGCGGCGCAGTCCTACACCGCGACGGCAAGCCGGGTGAGTACGACCACGAGTGCACAGCGAGCGAGGTGCGGGGATGAGCGCCAGCATCTTTGACCGGTTTCCGGACGCTGAGGTGAACGTACCTGAGGGGCAATGGCTGAACCGCTATCACCGATACGGCAACGTGTGGTTTTTCGTGTCCGACTTTGAGAAGCGTATCGTGCCAGCGGGCGAACACTGGCTATTGCACCACATCGAACGTCTTACGAGGGCACACGCCGGAGATGACGTCCAGGCAATGCTCGCGAAGGCGATATGTGGCGATTTCTCAGAGACAGTAGAGAGACGCCTAGCAGGTGAAGCCGACGCCTTGCCGAGATGTCTTTGCAGGGACGGTGCATCCCACCGCCCCACCACGCCAACGCGGGGGGAATCGTGAGCGGGGCAGTAGACCTCAGCAAGTGCCGCAAGAGCTTTGACCGTCGCATCAAGTATTGCGACTGCGGCCCCAAGTGCAGCGTGTGCGGCTTCGGCCCTCACATGGCGGTGCATGGTCCGGTGCTTGGGATGCCGCCGGGGAGTGCGCCATACGACCACGAATACCGCCCCACCACGCCGACGCCGTGAGCGAGTGATGCCCCTTGAATACGAAACCATTGGTGAAGCATTGCGCCGGTTTGCTGAAGCGAAGCGCCAGCGCACCAAGCGCGAAGCCAACCGCACGAAGAAGTGGAACGCCATGCGCAGCGCGATGATCGCCAAGCGCAGTCACACACACCCTGAGGCCGCGAGCCGTGACGAGCATGAGTGATCGAAAGGAACTCGCGCTGAAGTGCGCGAAGCACATCGTGAGCACGCAAAAGCGAGACGGCTACCGCGACAGTTGGTATGGCGGCGAGAGTAACCTTGCATGTGACTGTGGGACGCCGTACGAGGACGCTACGCACCGCGAGTTGTGCGAAGCGGTCAGAGAACTTCGCCACCGCGCCGAGCGCATGGGGCGGGCCATCGAAAGCGTGAAAGCGTTGCGGCTCCATCCGCTGACGTGCGACGGCGAGAACGGTGCCGAAGTGGATGCGTACCACGACGGGTACAAGGACGCGCTGCGAGATATGCACGACACCCTCGACGCCAGCGCGGGGGAGCCATGAGCTGCGCCGATGTATGCCTCAGTCACGACTACGACGAACTGCCGGGATTCTCGCGATCAGTCACGCGCCGTGCTCGTAAAGCGCACAAATGCTGCGAGTGCGGCGGTGTGATCCCGGTCGGCGCGGAACACGAAGTCTGCACGGGCCGATGGGATGGGATGTTCGACACCTACCGAACGTGCGCGGCATGTGCGGAAATCCGCGCCGCCTTCGTCTGCGGCCCGTGGTGCCTTGAGATGCTATGGGAGTCCATGCGCCAAGAGATGTTCCCGCTGTGGCGCACGAAGGGTGCGTGGGACTGTCTCGCGAAGCTGACCAGTGACGCCGCTGTTGCGAAGTGCAACGCCGAGTACCGAGAGTGGTGCACGGACAACGAGTACGACCCTGGAGACGCCAGCGTGGGGAAATCATGAGCTGCACCGCAACAACGCAATGCACACACCACAACGTCTACTGCACCGCGCCTGACTGTGCCTACGGGCGTGCGCGGCGGAAGGAATGGCAAGACGGCAAGACCCACCACGACCCCGCCGCCGAGATGCGCGTGCGTGACGCGGAAGCGGCGGTCGTGGCGGCGGCGGAGGCGTGGTATGAGGACCGCACCAGCGAGCGTGAGTTGGCCGTGCTCGCCGCCGTCCGCGCGCTGCGGGAGGTGCGGGGATGCCGCTAATCACCACACCCCTGCCCCAGGCCGACCGCATCGCCACCAAGGGCCGACCGGCTGCTCCGGCAGGAACTCGAGCGCGCCGCGAACCTGCTGCGCCGCGCCGAAGCGAATCACGAGGTCGCGGAAACCGTCGGCCGGCTGTCCGACGGTGTGCGCGAGGATCTGCGCAAGCTCCGCACCAAAGCAAGAAGCATCATCACGCACGCCATCGAGGAGGACCGCCGTCATGTCTGACCGATCGATACCGCTCTCCGACTGGCTGCTGATGTTCGTCGGCGTGATCGTCGTCGCCGTGATCTTGTCGGTGATCGACCGCGACGTGGTGCTGTGGGAAGAGGAGCAGGAGGGGCGGGATGAAGCGTAACCAGATCATCGCCGACGCCGAAGTGACGGCGCTCTACTTCCGGCAGCTCATCGCTGAAGGCGTGCCGAGCATGGCCGCGATGTCGCTCACCAGTTCGTATGTGAGCGGGCTGATCATCGCCCGTGCACACGAGGAAAAGCCGCGCGAGCCGTGGGAGGGCGACAATGCCTAACCGACCAACATACTGGCCAAAGGGACAGTACGACACGCGCGTCACCGAGAAGACGTGCTGCCGCTGCAAGGAAACGAAACCCGCCGCGCAGTTCTTCACGACGCCGTACATGAAGGACGGGCTGCGCTCGCAGTGCAAGCCGTGTCACCAAGCGTTGACCTTGGCGTCGGCTGACTACGAGACAGAACTGCGACGCTCGCGTGAGTGGCACCGCAAGGCACGTGCCGAAGGTCGCATCAAGACTACACGTCGCACGTTCGTCTACGGCGAAAAGGAAAGAGCGCGCAAGGCCGTAGCGTCTGCCTTGAAGAGCGGCCGTCTGATCCGCCCGAACTCGTGCGGTGCGTGTGGAAAGGCATGTAAGCCGGATGCCCATCATGCCGACTATTCGCAGCCGCTGGCGGTACGCTGGCTGTGCCGTCAGTGCCACGGCATTGCGCATCGGTCACGCGGCGACGTGGTGCAGATCATCACGCATCTCGTGCCGGTTGCCCAGGTGATCGAGAAGCCGCGCAAGAAGCCGGTGCGGGTGCATGCACGAGGCGACGTCATGGGTCGGATCGTGAAGTACCTGCTCCGGCGCCCGCACTCGACGGCGGCAGAGGTTGCGGCGACGCTCAAACTGTCGACCAAAATCGCCAGCGGTGAGCTGCAGCGCCTTGTGAAACGGGGTGCTGTTCGAGCCGAACGCGTCGGTGATGCCCGATACCCGCGCCGCCAAGCATACACGCTCGTTGACATCACCCCGACGCTACGCTGCAGGCGCACGCGACGGATGCTCAAGATCGCGAACAGCGTGAGCGTTCTCCGGAAGCGCGACGGGACGTTCGCGAAGGAGCAAGCGGCATGATCCCCGACAATTACACCGCCAAGATCCTGCGGACCGTCCTGCGCTCCCCTGGGCTCCTCAGTCGGCAGATCGCGGCCTCGCTCGACGACGCGCTCACGCCGGCGGCGATTTCTTCCATGTGCCGCGATCTCCTGCGCCGCGGCTGGCTGGTGCGGGCGCCGGGCACGACGCAGCGCCGCACGCAATGGATGCCGTCGGAGCGGCTGCGCACGCTCGGCGTCGAGGCCGCGATTCGGCCGCAGGTGCAGCCGGCCGTGCTGACGCTCGTCGAGCAAGGGCAGCGCGAGATTCCCGCGATTGCCCGCACGCTGCAACTCACGCACCCGTGCGTGTACTCGGCGGTGCTGCAGCTGGAAGCGAAGGGCCAGGTGCGGCGCGTGCGGGAAGGGCTGCGCACCTACGTCGAGCCCGTGAGCGGCCCCGTCGAGGAGCTCGAGGACGACCACTGGGAAGCGCCGGTGTGGAAGCATCCGTATGCGCGAGCGTCGGCATGATCCGCACCGCCAAAGAGCAACAACTGGTGACGCGCCGCGCCCGCGAATGGCGCGACCAACTCCGACACGGCGTCCGTCGCCTGTCCGATACCGAAGCCGCCGACCTCGCGCACTGCCTCGATGAGTTGCAGCACGCGGTGGCGCATCAGATCACGTACCCCGCGCCGAAGGGAGGGCGCTGACATGGACTACCACCAAGCGTTACACGACCACGGCCTGAGCGAACACGCCGCGACGGATCAGGAGAAGTCGCTCGCCACCGAAGTGATGCAGCTGCGCCGGATCATCTCGCACGGCGCGTGCCACCACGACGTGAAGACGCTGCGCAACGTGCAGGAGCAGAAGAACCGCGTCGTCGACGCAGCCGAACGCGTCGCGGATGATCCGTCGATGCTGGTGACGTTGTTTGGGGCCGTGCGGGAGCTGCGGCGGATTACGGGGGCGGTGACGACATGACGCCACGCCCCTCCGACATCACCGTCACGGACATGTTCTGCGGCGCCGGTGGTTCATCGATCGGCGCCCACGCGAACGGCCTGAACGTGCGGCTCGCCATGAATCACTGGAAGCGCGCCATCGAGACGCACAACACGAACTTTCCCGACACCGATCACGCCTGCACCGACATTCAGGCGTGTGAGCCCCGGGCGTTCTATGCGACGGACATCCTCGTCGCCTCACCCGAGTGCACGAATCATTCCCTCGCGAAGGGCGTGAAGCGGAAGATCTCGCAGATCGACGCGTTCACGGATGCCACCGCGAAGGCGGACGAGATCAGGAGCCGGGCCACGATGTGGGACGTGCCCCGCTTTGCCGAGGTGCACCGCTACCGCGCGATCATCGTCGAGAACGTCGTCGACGCGCGGCACTGGGTGATGTTCGATGCCTGGCTGATGGCGATGCACGCGCTCGGCTATCAGCACCGGGCCGTGTACCTCAATTCGATGTTCGCGCACCCGACGCCGCAGAGCCGGGACCGCATGTACATCGTGTTCTGGCAGCGGGGCAACCGGGCGCCAGATCTCGAGATCCGTCCGGCGGCCCACTGTGGCCGATGTGCAATCGAAGTCGAAGCCGTGCAGAGTTGGAAGCCGGGCCGCGACTGGGGCCGGTACAAGCGTCAATACCTCTATTGCTGCCCGGCGTGCGGGCGTGAGGTGCAGCCGTACTACTTCGCCGCGCTGAACGCCATCGACTGGACGTTGCCCGCTGAGCGCATCGGCGACCGGCGGGTGCCGCTCAAGGACAAGACCCGGGCGCGCATCGCGTACGGCATGGAGAAGTTCGGGCGGCAGCCGCTGGTGGTGCACACGCGGATGACGCACGACGCCCCGCACCCGGTGATCCTCAACGCCAGCCATGGCGCCTCGGCCGCGCGATCGCAGAGCGCGCTGTCGCCGATGCCGACGCAGACGACGGCGCAGGAGCTCGCCGTTGCGGTGCCGCCGTTTCTGATGCCCGCCGGGAGTAACCCGGGGGCGCCGACCTCAGTGCATGCCCCCACGCCGACGCTCACCACGAGCGATCGGCTGGCGGTGACGATCCCACCGGCTGCGCTGGTCACGTTGCGCGACATGAAGACCGCCGGGCAGCTGGTGCGCAGTCTCGCTGAACCGATGGGCACACAGGTCGCCAGCGCGACGCAGGACGCCATCGTCAGCCGCACGCCGTACTTGGTGCAGTACTACGGGCAAAGCATGGCGTCGCGGCTCGACGACGCGGTACCGACCGTGACCACCGTCGACCGGAACGCCCTGATCGAACCGGGGCCAACGCCGGACGTCGACGACTGCTACTTCCGGATGCTGCAGCCGCACGAAGTGGGCGGCGCCATGGCGTTCCCGAGCAGCTACGTCGTCACCGGCAACAAGCGTGAACAGGTGAAACAGTACGGGAATGCCGTCACCCCGCCAGCCATGCAGCTGCTGCTCTCGCGTGTGGTCGCGTCTCTCACCGGGGAGCGCGCCGCCTGATGGCCTACATGAACTACAAAGAAGGCACCGGCGTCCGCGCCCGGGGCGACCTCACGGCGAACGTCCGACCAACGCGCATCGGGGCGCTGGATGACGCGCAGCTGGTGAAGGTGGCGGGCTATCTCGCCAAGGAAGCCGAGGCCGGGCACACGGTCTATCTGCGGCCGGAGATGTCGAAGAAGCTCGCCGACGCGCTGTTGGAAGTGGTGAATCGGGGAGGGGCGGACTGATGGCGACGCCCCGAAAGACCCGCGGCGAGTACCGCCCGATCTACGAAGCCCTGTTCCACGGCAAGGATTTCCGTGCGCTGAGCGTGCACGCGAAGCTCGCGTTGATCACGACAAAGGGGCTCTGCGGCGCGCTCGGCATCAAATCGTGGCCGGGTTTTGTGCCAGCGCTCGCGGAAATCATGGGCGTCTCGTCCCTGCACGCACAAAAAGCCGTCACCGAGTTGGTGTCCGCTGGATGGATTGAACACGAGGACGGCGTCGTGTGGGTGGTCCGTGGACTCGAGTTCGAGCCGCAGCTGACGCCGAAAAACAGCAACCACAAACAGTCCGTTCGAGAGGAGAGCGAGGGGTTGCCGAGCGCACCGATCGTTGATCGGTTTTTCGCGCGCTACGCTGACTTTTTTGGGGATGGCATGACCCATCCCATGGGGGATGCCATGGGGGATGCCATCCCCCATCCCATGGGGGATCCAACCCCTCCCCTCCCCAACCCCACCATGTCGTCGTCGTGGGGGGAGGTGGTCGACCCGGCCAACATGGGGCACCTGACCGCCATGACACTGGCCGCCAACACCGGCATCACCGAGCAGTTCGGGGAACAGATCGACGTGGTCCGCGCCGGTGGCGGGACGTCCTCGCAGGTCGCCGAGAAGTTCGCGGCGCATGGGGTACCCCTAGCGTTTGCGGAACGCACCCTGTTCGACATCGGCCGCACGAAGCGACCAAGCGACGGCACGCCGCCCGTGAGTCTGCGCTGGTTCGAGGCGGCGGTGCTCAAAGCCTGGCGGGTGGAATCGACGCGGATGCAAAGCCGCGATTACCGACCACCGAGCGCACCCGAGCAGGCGAGTGCGATGCCGCATGGGGATCCGGACTACTTCACCGCCATTCGCCACGCGAAGAACGGCGATAGCTACTGGCAGGATCACTGCCGCCAGCGCGGCTACGACTGGGAGAAAGCGGCATGACCAAAGTCCGACTGTCCAGCGGCCTGTTGTCGGCGACCCGAGAGGCGTTCGAAATCCTGCAGCGCCATTACCCGAAGAAGTTCGCGCTGGCCCTGCAGAACACCGACGAGGCCTCGCAGTACCGCGAGGAATACGCGCAGGCGCTTGTGTTCTGCGACTTCGACAAGATCCCTGCCGCGGCGCGGCAGTGGGTGGCTACGCAGAAGTTCGCGCCGAGTGCCTCGGAGTTGGGGGAGCTTGCGCGCGAGCTGACGTTTGCCGCGCGCCCGACGGTGACCGCCGCGTCGGGTGAGCCGCCGCCGACGTCGCTGAACAAGAACTGGGAACGCATCGACGCGCTGTATTACGCGGCGAAAGAGCGGATGGTCGAGCGGGGATACCAGGGCACCAAGTTCGCGAAGCCGATCGCGCAGATGTGGGCCCTGCTGTACGGCGCGCAGCCGACGGCAGAGCAGGAGCACACGGTGCGCATGGGCGACGTGGAACTCGACGTCTGGTACCAGACCGTCGACGCGTGGATGTCCGGCGCGCGGCCGAAGGCGCACCCCATGAACAACATGGGGCTGTCCGCATGATCCTCCCCTTCTGCCCCACCAGCGGCAAACACCGCTACCCGTCCCCGAAAGCCGCCCGCGACGCGCTCACCAACCGGCAGCGCCGCGACGGCAAGAAGGCCGAGAAAGGCTACGTGTACCGCTGCCCCGACTGCCGGCAGTGGCACCTCACGCGGGTGCCGCCGGAGCAGATCCGGCGGTCGAGGCGGGCGTCGTGAGGGGCCGCCAGTCTGCGGAAACGGCCCGTCCTGCCACGATCCCGCGCCGGAAGGGTTCCGGTAAGGCCCCGGCCCCGATCACGTGGCAGACGGCCCGCTGCGAGGCCACGGCGACCGGCTGGTTCTTCACCCTGCCGACGCCGGAACGCACGAACGCGATCTGGCGCCAGTGGAAAGGCCGGACGCTGATCTCGGCGAAGCACCGCGCCGACAAGCAGTCCGTGCTCCGGTTTCGCGGGGCGCCGCTGGCCGGGCCGGTCACGGTGTCGATCACGTGGGTCCGGGCGCGCCGGGCCGGCGACGTAGACAGCCGGATCAAAGCCCTGCTCGACCTGCTCTCCGGCGTGGCGTATCACGACGACGCGCAGGTGACCGTCCTGCACGTCGAGCGCGTTGATGATCCCGGCCGGGCCGCCGGCTGCTATGTGCATGTGGACCCTTCGCCCCTCCGGCCATGACGCCACGTCCCACCCTCGCCATCCGCGCCCGCGCGCTCCGCCGCAAGCCGACGGTGCGGCTCGTGTGGCTCTATCTCGCCACGTCGCTCCCGCTGCAGGAGGCGCAGGTCGTGAAGGTCGCCAGCACCGCATTCCTGCTCGGGATCCCCAAGCGGCGGATGCGGCACGCGCTGCGGCTGCTCGTGCGGCACGGCTATCTCGCGTGCGCGACGGCGCCGACGATGGGCACGCCTGGGGCGTACCGGTTCGGGCCGCGGGCGTATGCCCGAGGTGCGGCGCCGGTCACGACGGGGGCCGCCCTGTCCCCCGCTGCGCCCCTCGCGCAATTGTCGCTCCCGCTCCCCCTCAGCGAAGCTGCGGACCATGCCGCGTAACCCGCTCACGCCGAAGCAAGAGGCGTTCGTTGCCGAGTACCTCGTGGATCTGTCGGCAACACAAGCGGCGATCCGGGCGGGGTACTCGCCGAAGCGCGCGGATGCGATCGGGTATGAGAACCTGAGGAAACCTGAGATCGCCGCGGCCATCGCTGCTGCGCAAGCCGAACGCGCCGAACGCGTCGAAGTTACCGCGGATCGCATCCTGCGCGAGCTGGCGATCCTCGGGTTTTCGGACGTGCGGAACTTCCTCGTCGACGATACCGGCCAGCTCTACCTGCGAGAAGGTGCTCCGGAAGAAGCCTGGCGCGCCGTGTCGAGCGTCAAGCACAAGATCCGGTCGTTCACCACGGACGCCGGGACCGAGACGACGCGCGAGATCGAGTTCCGCATGTGGGACAAGAACGCTGCGCTCGAGAAGATGGCGAAGCATATCCGGTTCTATCCGCCGGAGAAGCTGGAACACTCCGGACCCGAGGGGGCTCCGGTGGCGCTTCGTGTCGTGCACGAAGTCGTGGACCCGGCCGTATGACCACGCTGACGTTTCACCGCCGCGTCCCCCGATGGGCGCGCCCGCTGCAGCGCCCCATGCGCTACAAGGGCGCCAGCGGCGGCCGTGGCTCTGGCAAGTCGCATTTCTTCGCCGAGGAAGCGGTCGAGCGGATGGTCACCAAGCCATCGGCACGCATCGTGTGTATCCGCGAAGTACAGCGCTCGCTCAAGTTCTCGGCGAAAGCCTTGGTCGAGGCAAAGATTCAGGAGCTCGGCGTCGCGTCGCTGTTCCTTGTGCTGACGACGGAGATCCGGCGCATCGGCGGCACCGGCCTCATGATCTTCGAGGGCATGCAGGACCACACCGCCGACTCGATCAAGTCGCTCGAAGGGTTCGAGGTCGCGTGGGTCGAGGAAGCGCAGAGCATCTCGCAGCGGTCGCTCGATCTGCTGTTGCCGACGATTCGCGCGGAAGGGTCGGAGATCTGGTTCTCGTGGAACCCGCAGAAGAAGACCGACCCGGTGGACGTGCTGTTCGTGACGCTGCGAGACGGTGCGCTGCGGATTCACACGACGTACCTCGACAACCCGTTCCTGCCGTCGACGCTGCGGGCGGAAGCCGAGCGGCTGCGCCTCGCCGATCCGGACAAGTACGAGCACGTGTGGCTCGGCAAGTACGACCTCGGCGGGAAGGGGCGGGTCTACGCGAAGTTCGTCGACAAACCGTTCCCCGAAGGGAACGTCGACGCCTCGATTCTCGACCGTGGCGGCGAGATCTACGTCGGCCAGGACTTCAACATCAACCCGATGGCGTCGATTATCGCCGTCCGGGCCGTTGACGAGTGCCATGTGCTCGGGGCGCTGCTTATCCCGACGAGCAACACCGAGGAGGTGTGCGAGGAGATCCGCACACGCTATCCGGACCGGCACGTCGTGTTCTGCCCCGATCCAGCGGGCAACGCGCGGCACACGAACGCGAAGGCCGGCGTGACGGACTTCACGATCATTCGCCGATTCGGTTTCGAGGTGCGGGCGCCATCCGCGCATCCCCCCGTCGTGGATCGCGTCAACAACGTGAATACCATGCTGTGCGATGACCAGAAGCGACGCCGCGTGCGCGTGCATCCCGACGCGCAGCACCTCATCGACGCGCTCAGCGGCCAGGTCTACAAGCCGGACACGAACATCCCGGACAAGAGCGGCGGCTTCGATCACCCGAACGACGCCTTCGGCTACCTGCTCTGGCAGGAGTTCAACGTGCTCGCCCCCAACACGATGTCCGTCTCCTCCTTCGCCATCGGCTGACCATGCCTGAGACTCTGCAGCAGACGATCCCGGGCAGCGCGCCTGCCCATGAGAAGCCGAACGCGAAGCGTCCGGAGTACGCGGCCGGCGAATGGCCGCGGAAGCTCTCGCGCGCCATGATGGAGGGGACGCGCGCGGTGCGTGCTCTCGGCACCGAGGCGCTCCCCAAGTGGCCCGCCGAAGAACCCGGCTTCTACCGGCTGCGGTCGCGCATTGCCCAGGTGACGCGCTACTACGCCCGTACCGTGGAAGCGGTCGTCGGCATGATCGTGGCGCAGCCGCCGACGTTCGCCGAGGGGACTGACGCGCGGATCCTGTCGGACTGGGAAGACCTCGACCGCAAAGGCACGCACGGTGACGTGTTCGTGCGCACGCTGACGCAGGAGGCTATCGTCGGCGGGTTCGCGGCCATCCTCGTCGAGGCGCCGCCGGTACCCGAGGGCGTGACGCTGACGCTAGAGAACGAGCAGCGGATGCAGCTGCGCCCGTATTGGGTACTGCTGCGCGCCGAGCAGCTGATTTCGTGGCAGGTCGAAACGCCGAACATGGCCGCGATCCTGTCGGCG